TTAAATGTATTTAAAAACGGGGTACATTTGAAGCAGGTATTGGAAAGCGAGAAGAATATGCCGCCGGATCAGGTTAACAAGATATTAACCTTATTTTCCCAAACCTATGGCGGGGCTGATAATTCGCACAAGACAGGCGCATTAATTGGTGGTATGAAAATAAAAGATGTTGGTGTATCTAACAAAGATATGGAATATATGTTATTAGCCGAATGGAATATGCGACAGCTTGCAAGTGCTTATCATACGCCACCGCAAAAATTATCCCATCCGGAGAATACCAACTTGGCCAATATGCAGGCTTTAGATGTTTCATGGAATCGGGAATGTATTTTACCGAGATTGCTCCAGGATGCAGAAATTATTAATAATGGATTATTACCATTATATAAAGAGCCGGGGTTATATTGTAAATATGATAATCCTGTCCCGGCTGATGAAGCATTTATATTAAAGAAAAGAGAAAGTAACATCAAGAATTATGTTATGACCGTTAACGAAGCTAGGGTTGAGGATGGCATGGATGAAGTCCCCTGGGGCAAGGTACCGCTTGCACCGTTTAGCATAGCACCGTTGGGGTCAGCTACCGAAACACCGGCACCAGCCCCGGAAAAGTCTATTAAGCTAAAAGAATATACGGATGATTTTAAAAAGGAATATTGGAATCAGTTTATTAAAAGAATTACGCCATTAGAAAATGAATTTAAGCGGGGTATGATCAAGCTATTTCAGGAGCAGGAATTAAGAGTTTTAAGGGCATTAAGGGGCAAGAAAAATATTAAGATCAGCGAGCAAGACGTTCAAAATGTATTAAAGATAACCCACGATGAAAGAACGATAGCAGGGTTTGCCGAATTTACCTTACCCCGAATAACAGAAATGGTTAAGATTAACGGAACTGCTGCTTATGCAGAATTAGGTGTGTCCGGGGCTTTTGATGTTTCAAATCCAAAGGTGATAAAATGGATTAAAGAAAGATCGGGTATGTTAATTAAAAGTATAAGCAATACAACCCTGGAGAAGTTAAGAAAAACATTGGCAGAAGGAATAGCAAGCGGTGAAAGTATACCCCATCTGGCCAGTCGGGTTAGTGCGGTTTATGAAGATGCCAAAGGATATCGGTCTAAATTAATTGCACGAACTGAAAATATAAACGCATCAAATAGCGGGGCATTAGAAGCCTATAAGCAGTCAGAAGTCGTCAAAGAAAAGGAATGGCTGGCCACTATGGATGACCGGGTAAGGGATGAGCATGCAGCCATGAATGGGGAAGTGGTTGGGTTAAATGAATCTTTTTCAAATGGGGAAATGTACCCCGGTGAGCCGAATTGCAGGTGTACCGTATTGCCGGTTATTTCTAAAGATTAAAGGAGAGAATAAAATGGATAGATTAGGTTATCAACCGAATAAAGGGGAATTAAATTCAAAGAATCCGCCAAAAGGTGGGAGTGGAATACCCGGAAAGAATATATACAAAACAATGTGGGGAAAATTTAAGGAAAAATATGGTGATGAGTATATTATATTTGAGGGTGGAGATTTAGTTAAAGATGTTATGAAAGAATTTGAAGATAAATATTTATTAATAAAGTGAGGTGAGAAATATGGATGAAATTATATTAAAACAATATGAATCAGAAGTTAAGGCGGTAGAGGGCGAACGAGCCTTAAATGTAACCATTACCACTAATGACGTTGATAGATCCGGTGATATAGTTGAACCTAAAGGGGCAAAGCTAACCAACTTTAAAAAGAATCCTGTTGTATTAATGGCACATGATTATCAGGGTTTACCTATCGGCAGGGCTACGGATTTAGTTAAAACCGATACCGGCATTACTGCAAAGGTAATATTCCCGGAAGAAGGCACATATCCGCTGGCCGATACCGTTTATAATATGTATAAACAGAAATTCATGAAGGCCTGGAGTATCGGGTTTATCCCTATTAAGAGTGAAGAAATTAATGTAGATGACGATGAGGATAAAAAGGGGTTCTTTGGTGGTGGTAGGCGATATAAGACATGGGAGCTGTTAGAATTTTCGGCCTGCTCTGTACCTAATAATCCCGGTGTTACTACTGACATGATAAGTAAAGGGATCGATACTGAGCTATTGAAGGAAGCCGGATTTATTACGATAGTTGAAGCAGATAAAAAATATAATTGTGAATGTATAGAATGTAGCCATAAGATGAAATCTGATAAACATTGCAAAGATTTAAAATGCCCTGAATGTGGCGGAACTATGAGGCGGGTTGAGAGGCCGGGACCGGGAGAGGATGCCAAAGACGCCGAAGATGTTAAAGCTATCATCAAGGACAAAGTAAAAGATGTAAAAGCTGACCCAATAGACCCGGACAAAGTAATGGCTTCTATTGAGAAGGATGAAGAAGAAGATAAAATTGAAATAAATATAAATGAAAATGATATCAATATAACAAGTAAAACGGCAATAATTATATATGAAATGGTTAAAGAAAATAAAGAGTTAAAAGAAAAGATAAAAGAGCTTGAAATAAAGGCCGGTGCAGTTTTGAATGCTAAAAATAAAAGCAATCTTAAAAATGCCCAGTCGTTAATTCAATCAGTATTGGATTCTGCCGGAGAGGAAGAAGGCCAGGAAGGAGAAGAAGAAAAAGACACTAAAAAAGACGATACCGTAATTACTCTAACAGCCGATAAAAAAGAAGATCCAGGAAAAGTCGAAGTAAAAAAAGAAAAAACAATTACAGTAAACGAAACAGTTATAGCAGCAGCAATAAACAAAGCCATGAAATTTCAGCTTGGCATAACTGAAAAATAATCCAATACAAAATAAAAAAGAAAGGAAGTGATTTTATTATGGGTGATGAAAAGAAAGAAATGACAGAATTACAATTAGCAGAATTTGTAAAAAAACAAGTAACCGAAGGACTGAAACCATTTTTAAAAGTAGAACGGCCGGAAGCAGAAGAAGGGGTAATTGAAAAACCTCTTTATAATAGCTTCGGAAATTTTCTACAATCTGTGGTTAATCATGATAAAACCCTGGCCGAATATGTTGAAAAAACTTTATCGATGGATAGCGACCCGGCAGGTGGTTATTTAGTGCCTGAAAAGCATATTCCAGGGATATTAAAAGTTGCGAGTGAAGATGGTATTGTGAGATCGAAAGCTACTGTAATACCGGCCGGAACTCCGCCAGATGCAGAAGTAAATATTCCGGTATTAAATCAAGCCGGGGCAGCTTCACATGATATGTTTGCCGGAGTATGGTTCCAATGGACTAACGAAGGCGGAGCCAAACCCGACAAAGAACCCGCATTCGACAGTATTAAATTAGCGCCGGAAGAATATTCCGCATCTACAATATTAACCGATAAACTGATCAGGAACGCAAAGGCATTAGAGGCATTTGTAAAAGCAATATACAGCAGAGCGCAAGTTGCATACGAAGATTATTATTTCTTAAATGGAAATGGTGTAAATCAACCTTTAGGAATAATTAATTCTCCTGCATATATTCAGGCCGCAAGGACAGGCGGAGGTGCAATTATAATCGCAGATCTGTTATTGATGTTGGCGCAGATCATTCCGGGTGGTAAATACGAGTGGATTATATCCCGAAGCGCTTATGCACAAATAATTAATTTAGCAGATGCAGCCGGGAATACTGTATTTATTGGTGGCGATATTACCAAAGGTGTAAAAGACAGATTATTTGGTTATCCGATTAAATGGACCTTTAGAGTGCCGGCATTAGGCGCCGTAGGTGATATTACTTTAGCAGATTGTTCGTACTACCTAATTAAAGATGGTTTTGGACCTGCTTTTGATACCTCAAAACACGTTTACTTTACAAGTAATAAAACTATCTTAAAGATGTTCGGAAATGTAGACGGCCAACCCTGGGTAAATGGAACTATAACCGCAGAAGATGGAGCAACCGAAATCAGCCCATTTGTTGGATTATCAGTATAATTAAATTAAAATAAACTTTGAAAGGAGTTGATTGTATATGAGAGATTTAGCCGAAAATTTAGGCGTACTAGATGCCATAAGACCGGTTGACAGTGGAGTTGCAGAATACAACGCAAGATCTAACGGGGATCATGCAACCGTAGACGAGATTGATTTAGCTGATTATCATTATCCTAGAAAGATAATGGTTATAGTATCTGTTGGAGAACTTTCCGCCGGTGGAACTTTGGATATTGATATTGAAAGCGGGGATACTACCGCGGCACTCACAAATACCGATGCAAGCCTGGATCAGATGATTGCCGCAGGGGTACAAGTTTACGAATATAAACCAACCCGCAGATTTATCAATGTCGAGGCAGTTGTCGCAGTGGATAACGTAACTTATAGTGTTACTTTAGTTATGGATCATGCAAGATTTGGAAATATGGGGTCAGATGATTAAATGAGAGATCTAGCGGAAAATCTTGGTATATTAGTTTCACATAGACCTCTTGAAGTACCGGCAGGAACGTATAACACCAGGGCAAACGGGGCGCATAATACGGCCGGGGAAATAGACCTGGCTGATTATCATTACCCGCGTAAAATGTTAGTAATTATAACTTTAGGCGCGGCTGATCAATCGCAGATGTTTCCATTTCCGCAAGCGACACTTCAAGCAAGAATATATAGTGGAACGGCAAGCGGCGCCCTGGTTAATCTGGATAAAACATTTCCGGTATTTTTTACCCCGGGTGAACAGATCTATGAATATGAAACTGTAAGAAGATATGTTAATATAGAATGTATCGTTACCAATGTTATTTCGCTATATGTAGATTTTGCGGTGGTTCTGGTTACTGATCATGCCAGGTACGGATCTATGGGATCCGATGATTAAAATATGAAAGGATGATGAAACCATGAGAGTTATAATTGGCCGTACCTTTTTTTATAAAAAAGATAATATGATCTACGAAAGGGGTAAAAATTATCCGGTTAATAAAGAAATGGGTAAGTGGATAACTAGAAAACAGCTTGGAACAGTTATCCCGGAAGTAGTACAGAAAAAAGGAAAACGGCATTTAAAGGATTTAAAGGGACCACCAAAAGACAAAATGATAGATGGAACTAATGTTAAAACAAAATAAGAAAGGAAGGTGATTTATAATGAAAAAATACTTTAAATTATTTTTAGTGATGATCTTATTACTAGCTTTTATATTACCGGCAAGTGCAATCAAGATCGCGCCATATTCCCAACCATTACATGACATTATGCATTGGGACGTTACAAGTGCAAAGCTGATTATACAGAATCCGGAAAATGAGAACCAGACCGTTTCATGGCCTGCAACCGTAGATCTTTGGAACTATAACGGAAATAGCTGGACTTACGATTTACCGGACGGTGATAAATTTGCATTCAGTAAAAGGGTTGATTTTAACGTATCGACTACCGAAGGGGCCGGATCTACTGTAAGAGGTATATCATTAACTGATACCGTAGGCGCTGCTGGTGCAATCCATGAGGGGGTATATTCCCTCGTAACTTCTGCTTTTGCAACCGGATCATGGACTAACGCCGTTGTTGGAGTTATAACCTATTCAGCAACCGGGAGTGCATCCGGCGGAATGGCCGCCGCTTTATGTGGTGAAATTAATATGCAAGCAGCCGCATCAAGTGGGGGTAGTTACTATAACGTGCATTCGTATTTTTCTGTACCGACAGCCGCAGAATTAATCGACAGTACAGCCTTCAATTATGCTTTTGAAAGGTATGAATTAGCGGACAATGCCTCTTATGATTTTGGCCTTTATGGACTGCTTTGGCATGTTGTTGGTTTATATGATCATAGTGGAAAAGTCTGGTATGACAATACCTTAAAGATCCAGATTGACACAACCAAATGGTGGATTCCATTATCAGAAGCAGAAGGATCTTATACTACTAGCTATCCTATAGTTGTTTCCGGAACTTTTCCAACTGCAACGTCAAAAGCAATGAAGTCAGCGATTACAATAAACAATGCAAACCTTACTGATGGATATGGTGCTAACGAATTTGACCTTACTCTTACAGGAACTATGCCAGGAAGTAATGCTTGTCTTTCAGCTTGGGTAAATGTTGGTGCAAGTGCTACTATTAATGTTGGTGGAGCTTATACTTGTGCTATGAATGTTGGCGTATATGAAGGTGCGGCTACAGAATTGGCAAAT